GTATCCAATGAAGGTTGTTACCATATTGATTCAAGAGACGTATTTTTAGACTTTAATAATGACTAATCAACACACAAAGGATCGTTTGTTACGTAGGATGCTACACCAAATTAACAAACATTCACAAAAGGAAGAAATAATTAATATTATGATGGCTCAAGTAGCCGATGATACAAACTTATGTTCTAAATCGCTTATATTTTCCTGAACAAAAATTATTACCATTTATTATGCCAAGGAATCCACCTAATTCACCACGTTTATGCAAACAAATGCAGATTTTTTCAAGAGGTTCTTTCTACCTTGGTAGAGATAAAGAAAGCTTTTTCGACATTTCGATCCATTTAGGAAACTTCCGACTAGAATGGGGCGAAGTTCATAAAGGCTTAAAAAATGAATCCTCTAAGGAGGCAACAGACCGATGAGGAAGTTGCCAAGCTCCTGAAGGTTCTTCAATTAATTAGAACACTCGAACCAGTGGAAGCCAAGGTTAATGAGTTACCATTACAAACTCTTACTGTGCTTATGTATGTAGCTAGTCACAACGGCTGTCATAAACAAGCAATGGAAGAAGATTTGGAAATGAATAAAGCTTCAGGCAGTAGAAATACTGACTGGCTTGCAAGACTCCACAGACTTGGAAGACCTGGCCTCAATTTAATTACAAAGGAGGTAGACCCAACAGACAAGAGAAGATCAATTCTCAAACTAACTCGTAAAGGCAAGGACTTAGTCCACAAAATCACCCACATACTTTATGAAAACTGACATTGAAATTAGAACATGGGGACAAGCTTTAGATTATGATCTCAAGCGAAACAAAGCTCATGCTCGTGATAAAAGCAGTCACAAAAACATTCTTTCACACTGCAACTACTTCACATCGTTGTATGGTCGTTCATATCCATGCAAAAGAATTACACAAGATGTAATGGATGATTTTATAGAAGAGCTGCAACAGGACAGAGGTGTTAGTGATGCCACTGCTAATCGTTACATGGCTACGATTAAAGCAGTATTAAATTATGCACATTCAAAAAAGAAACTTCCTCATGGTTACAAGTTCAGTAAACTTGCTGAAAAACCAGGAAGACCTGAATGGTACGACAAAGCGGTCATTGATGAATACGAAAAAATAGCTCGCAGTGATTATTTTTATAGAAATGATCTTGCAGACATTGCCGTGTTTGGTGCTTATGTAGGTGCTAGACAAGGAGAGATTCTAAAAATAAAAGCTGTCGATATAGACATGAACTCCTATGAAGGTAGAGGTTCTATTTATATAGGTGGTCGTCCAGGATTCACAACTAAAAATGATGATTGGAGAGAAGTTCCAATGCATCCAAGGGTTCACCCAATAGTAAAAAGAAGACTTGAAAACGCTAAACAGACATCATGTATTTTTGGCGATGAATGGTCTAACAAAGATGTACTCTTGCGTAACTTTAAAAAGATCTTACAGTTTATGGGTCAGCCTCCACAGATGAACTTTCATCACTTGCGACACTCTTTTGGAGTATGGCATGCGGAAGCTGGAACACCGATAAGAACCTTGATGGAACTTATGGGACATAAGACTATAGATACAACACTAATGTATGCAAAAGTTTCTAACAGAGCCAGAGCAAATGCGATGGCAAATATCTAATCAAAACCAAGACTGATTAGGACTGATCCTAGTAAAAAAACAGACAATCAGTTTACGAAAAGCCTGAAAAAATGGCGTAAACAAGCACCCAAACTATTTGGAAAAGTACGGAGGGGGTGGGATTCGAACCCACGGTAGACTTTCACCTACGCTAGTTTTCAAGCCTGAACTGAACTGATTGCCATATACGAAACAGTTATCACTAAACACTAGATAGCCGTTGCGATTACTAGGATTTTGTTTCCTTAATGGATCTAAATGACTGCAAACCCTAGACTAGCGACACAAAATCATGCCTACACCATCACAAATTGATGAGCAAGTTCGGTTGGAAAGAAATCAAATAAAACAGGGAATTGAATTACTAAACAAGAACACAAAAAAGCTGGAGGATAGAACATATTCTTCAGCTTCTATTTATGGAGTAACTACTTTAACAGAATTACTACCTCTTGTTTTAGAAGAGATAAAAAAAGGCAAGGACGTTATCCGTAGAGGACATAACGGTATAGCTTTTAAAGATGTGTACAAATACATAAACGATGTTGACTCTGGAATACTTGCAGCAATTACATGCAAAGTAGTAATGGATCATGTTTTTAGCACCGTTGATAAAGCTAATTATGTAAGCAATATTTCTTCTTCTATTGGCAATGCTGTGGAAGATGAATGTCATATAAGTTTTTATGAAGAGACAGTACCAGGATTACTAGATTACATACAGAAAAACTATTGGCATAAAGCTTGTGGTACACATCAAAAGGTTGTTGTCTTAAGAACTTTGATGAATCGATACAATGTCGAGACATGGAAAAGATGGACACCAGCTGTACGCATAAGACTTGGCACATGGTTATTAAACTGTCTGATGACATCTTGTGATTGGTTCGAAAAGAAACGTAGCCACCAGGGTGGTAATAAGTTTCCTAATATCATCACCGCCACAGAAAAGTTTTTAGCAATAAAAGAACAAATAATGCATGATGCTGAGATGTTTTCACCCTTGGCATATCCAATGTATATAGAGCCAAACGATTGGACAAATGATAGAAAAGGAGGATATTTATTAAATGAGGTGATGCGTGGACATCACTTGGTACGACAGGGAGAGGTCGGAATAATACAGGGAGAGTTGCCACTTAGATTTTTAAATAAAATACAAAAAGTTGGTTATCGTGTAAATCCCTTTGTATATGCTATAGCTGAAGAGTTACAGCAAAGAGGTATAGCAGTTGGAAAGTTTATTCCAATTGTTGACATACCAATGCCTACTAAACCACTGGATATGGAAAATCCAGAGCTTAAAAAATCATATTGTAGAGAAGCAGCAGAGGCTCGAAATAAACAAGCACTTGTATTTAAGAAAAGCGTACGAACACGCAAGCAAATGGAAGCTGCTGGTTTATTTAAAGACAGAGAGCGTTTCTTTTTACCTTGGAATTTTGATTGGCGTGGGAGATGCTACCCTATCCCAGCTTATTTAACACCCCAAGATACTGACTTTGGTAAATCGCTTTTAGTCTTTGCAGATGCAGCAAAACTGACACCTGATTCAGAAGACTGGATTATGTTTCAAGTTGCTACTACATACGGTTTAGATAAGGCGACCATTACAGAACGACTGCAATGGGCAAAAGATAATTACTCGTTAATTACAAGAATTGCTACTGATCCGATAGGCAGCATCAGCGAATGGGAAGAGGTTGAAGAACCTTGGCAATTTGTTGCTGCATGTGATGAGATGTATCACTGCATTATTAAAAGAGATCGTCAGGAAACACGCCTGATGATTGCTATTGATGCAACTGCATCTGGTATACAAATCCTAGCTGGATTAGCAAGAGATAAATCTGCTGCAATGTTGTGCAATGTATTACCAACAGATAAACCTGTTGATGCATACAAGATTGTTGCTGAAGAATCGAAGCCAAATATACCTGTTATTTTGCATGAAAACTGGGATAGAAAATGCACCAAACGAACGGTGATGACTATTCCATACAATGCAAAACCTTTTAGTAATAGAACATATATAAGAGATGCTCTTAAAGAAAAAGGTATTGAGATAACGAAGGAAGATCTGACACAAACAGTCAAGGCTGTAAGGGATGCAATGGAAGTTGTTGTTCCTGGACCAATGGCAGTTATGCGTTGGATAGAAAAAGAGATAGCAAAGACTGTTAAACGAGGTGAAAAGGTGCAATGGGTTACTCCTTCTGGCTTTGTGGTTTCACAGAGATACATGAAGAAGCAAGTTGTTGAAATAAAAATGAAATTGTTAGGACGATGTGAGATACGAGTGGCTACTGATGATACCAATAAGGTTGATTTAGCAGGGCACAAGAATGGCACAGCTCCTAATCTTATTCATTCGTTAGATGCAAATACCCTGCACTTTACTGTTGATAAATTTGATAAACCAATAGCACTTATACATGACAGTGTTTTATGTAGAGCTACTGATATGAGTGACTTATCGACAAAAGTTAGAGAAGTCTACATGCACTTATTTGCAGAGCATGACTACTTAAATGATTTTGCAAAGGCTATCGGAGCAGAATCTAAACCACCCATAATCGGGGACTTAGTTCCCTCAGACGTAATTAATTCCACTTATTTTTTTTGTTAATGGCTAGAACCATCCACTTAACCAAGGAACCAGTCACACTAACTGGTTTCCAATCAATCCTAAAGCCTACTAAATTTGGTTATACATTAAAGGCTGTTGTTGGTCCTGATATAGTAGACGCTCTTGAGAAAGAAAGAGAAGACTGTCTTAAATGGGCAGAATCTAAACTAAAGAATCCTAAAAGATCAACACTTAGACCAGAACCTTGGGAAGAAGTAGACAATGGTAAATATATTGTCAAGTTTTCTTGGGCTGATGATAAGAGACCACCTGTTGTTGATACAGAAGGAACTCCTATTACAAATAAAGAAACACCTGTTTATGAAGGATCAAAAGTAAAAATAGGTTTTCATCAAAAGCCTTATGTACTTCGTGATGGAGTTACATACGGAACAAGTCTTAAGTTAAACGGCATTCAGATTGTAAGTATACAGTCAGGAGCTGGTGTTGATACAGGAGACTTAGATGAAGTAGGTGTTGCTGAATTATTTGGTAAGACAAGTGGATTTAAAACAGAGGACCCAAATGTTACCCCTGATTTAACTCCTAGTTCAGTGGAAGATGACGACTTCTAATGTTTAAATCAGGATTAGAGGAGAAAGTCTCTGATCTTTTATGTGAGTTAGGCGTAAATTATGAATATGAAGGTTTAAGTTTACCTTATACAATAAAGCATTTATATACACCTGATTTTGTTTTACCTAATGGTATATGTTTAGAGACTAAAGGATATTGGCGACCTGAAGACAGGCGAAAAGTTAGACAAGTAGTTACTGAGAATCCACATATTGATTTAAGAATGGTCTTTCAAGATCCATATAAAAAAATTAGTAAAAAATCAAAAACTACATACGCAAAATGGTGTACTCGATACAACATCAAATGGTGTGCTTTCCATGCTATTCCAGTGGATTGGCTTAGATGACTGAAAGCGAATTTATAAGACACGACCCATGTCCAGATTGTGGCTCATCTGATGCACTTGCAGTGTATACAGATGGGCATACCTACTGTTTCAGTTGTACAACAAGAACACCTGGAGATGGACAACAAAACAAATTACCCATGCAATCAAATGTCCAATTCAAAGGAAACCCTCAACGACTTAATAAACGAGGTATTAGTGAAAAAACCTGTGAGAAATACAAAATCTACAGGGACGACACATACTTACGCTTCCCTTATTTCAACAGCTCTGGATGTCTTAAAGGATTCAAAACCAGGGATAAATTAAAAAATTTTAAATATGAGGGTGAAACAACAGATACGTTATTTGGTCAGCACCTCTTTCCAACTTCTGGCAAAAGGATTGTCATATACGAAGGAGAACTTGATGCCGCATCAGGTTGGGAAGCGATGGTTGGATGGCCGCATGTATCGCTACCACATGGGTGTTCGTCAGCCAAAAAAGACATTCAAAAACAAATACCTTTATTACAAGGCTATCAGAAGATTGTCTTGTTCTTCGATAATGATGAACCAGGACGAAGAGCTACGGAACTTGCAGCGTCAGTCTTACCAACAGGGAAGGTATACATTGCAAGAATGGATAAATATAAAGATGCGTCAGATGCGTTACAGGCGAATGATTCGGAAGCTATCAGACGTGCCATATATGATGCGAAACCGTATCAACCAGATGGCATCGTGGATGGCAAATCGTTATTAGAAGCTGTTACAACACCAAGCCCACCATGCAATCACAAATACCCGTTCCCAGGATTGCAATCGATGACTCATGGTATTCGATATGGAGAGCTTACAACAATAACAGCTGGTACTGGTCAAGGTAAAAGTACATTCTGTAGACAACTTGCAACTGAGTTATTAAACACAGATGAAAAAGTTGGATACATCGCATTAGAGGAATCTAACAGGCGAACAGCATTAGGACTTATGTCAGTAGCTGTGGGTAAAGCCCTGCACCTTGGTGAGCATGAATACACCACTCTAAAAAATGCTTACGACCAGACTATAAAAAACTGGAATCTTTATTTATACGATCACTTTGGTAGTTTATCTAGCGATGTCATCTACAACCGTATTGAATATATGGCTTTAGGTTTAGACACCAAGATTATTTTCTTAGATCATTTGTCTATTTTATTAAGTGGATTAGATGGAGATGAGAGAAGAATGATAGATAAAACTATGACTGACTTACGCAGCTTAGTTGAAAGAACAGGAATTAAATTATTTTTAGTTTCTCACTTAAGACGAGCACAAAATGATAAGGCACATGAAGATGGACAACGTGTTTCTATTGGACAACTACGTGGTTCTGCTTCAATCAGTCAACTTAGTGACACTGTATTAGCGTTAGAAAGAGACCAGCAATCAAACGATAACGTATCCACTTTACGAGTTTTAAAGAACAGATATTCAGGTGAAACTGGAGTAGCTGCACAACTTGTATACGACAAAACCACCTGTAAATTTAATGAAACGACAGACACAGCATTCAACCCTAGTACTGACTTTTAATAATGTTGGTATTTGACTGCGAAACGAACGGATTGCTGCATGACGCTACTGAAATCCATTGCCTTGCAATATATGACACTGAGCAAAATAATTATTTTGTATATAACCATCAAGGTCATAAATGTTATCCAATCACAGAAGGATTGCATCAACTTAGTGATGCTGATGTAGTTGTAGGGCACAACATCATAGGATTTGATCTACCTGTATTGAATAAGGTATATCCTTTTTTTAGTACAAAAGCTCAAATAATAGACACATTAATTTTATCTAGAATGTTTCATCCAAACATGATGGACATAGATAAAAAAAGAAACATACCACGAATGCCTTTGCAATTGTATGGTCGTCATAGTTTAGAAAGCTATGGATATCGTTTACAAGAATACAAAGGAGATTTTGGTAAGACTTCTGACTGGAAAGAATGGAGTCAAGAGATGCAAGATTACTGCGTACAAGATGTAAAAGTTACCACCAAATTATGCGAGCACTTCCTCCCTTACCTGACTGGCTCACGCTAGAGCATCAAGTTGCACAAATACTTACGCAACAGGAACTACACGGTTGGTATTTCAATCAAGAAGAAGCATACAACTTAGAGTCTAAGCTTCGTGTTGAAATTGAAAAACTTTCTAAATTATTACGTGATAAATATCCCTTTGTCGCTGGTTCTCTGTTCACCCCAAAACGAAACAACTCAACGCAAGGATATGTGGAGGGTTGTGAAATACAACGTATTAAAGAACTAAATCCAACATCAAGAGACCACATAGCATGGATATTGAAGACACACGAAAATTGGAAACCGAAGTCGTTAACGATTTCAGGGAAGGCGGTTATAGACGAGACCGTATTAAAAGATATTGGGTCGGAAACAGCCCTGTTGTTTCTTCAATGTCTAGATATTACCAAGAAATTGGGGATGATCTCGGAAGGCGTGAACGCATGGCAGAAGCTATGTACGATGTCTAATCGTATTCACCATCATTGTTCTGTGGCTACTAATACTTTTAGGTGTGCACATCGTAAACCAAATCTTGGACAAGTTCCAGCGGATGAACAATTTAGAAGATTGTTTACTGCTAGTCCAGGTAAAGTTATGGTAGGTGCTGACCTTTCAGGTATAGAGCTACGAATGCTTGCTCATTATCTTGGTAGATATGACGGAGGTAGATATGCAGATATTCTTCTCAACGGTGATATCCATCAAGTCAATGCAGATAAGATTGGTATATCTAGAAGACAAGTTAAGACCGTCACATATGCCTTTTTGTATGGAGCGGGCAACCTAAAACTAGGTCTGTCATTTGATTCACAACTTTCTGAAAGCAAAGCAGCTAAGAAAGGTAAAGAAATAAGAGAAGCATATGTATCTGCTATTGATGGTTTAGGTGAATTATTAGATGCAGTAAATACTAAATCTAAACAAGGTTACCTGAAAGCTATTGATGAACGCAAAGTTTTAGTTGACAGCCCACACAAAGGATTAAATTATCTTTTGCAATGTGGTGCTGGTGTAATCGCTAAACGATGGATGGTAATAGCAAACGACAGATTACAAAATACTCACACTAACCAACTCGCTTTCATTCATGACGAGTTGCAATACGAATGTGATTCGAAATATACAGACGAGGTAAAAACTACACTTGAAGACTCAGCAGTTGAAGCTGGAGTTTATTACAAGTTGCGATGCCCAATTGCAGCTGAATCAAAATCAGGCACTAATTGGAGCGAAGTCCACTAAACAGTGCAGTATATGTAAACAACATAAATATATATCTGAATTTAAAATATGTAATACGACTCCTAAGAAGATACACTATAAACACTTTTGTAAAAGTTGCGACAATAAAATTAATAGAGAAAGAAGAGAGATAAGAAAAAATGCACCACCACAAACAGAACAATGTGAGTTATGTGGAAAGGTTTGTAAAACTTACTTAGATCATTGTCATGACACTTTAGTTTTTAGAGGTTGGTTGTGCAATGAGTGCAATACAGGTCTTGGATCTTTTAAAGAAAATATTGAACTTTTACAAAAAGCAATTACTTATTTAAAACCTAATGAAATTACTTATTGACTGTGACTACATAGTATACAAATGCTGTGCAGCCGCTGAAACTGAGCTTGATTTTGGTGATGATGTAATCCTGGTAACTTCACTTTTCAGTGATGCTTACAGGTTAATTAATAAAGAATTAGAGAAAATACAATCTCAATTTCCATTCTCTGAGGATATTCTTTTATTCTTCACCAGCCCTAATAATTTTAGGAAAAAAATTTTACCTGAATATAAAGGGCATCGAAATAGAAAAAAACCATGTGGTTTTAAAAGAGCTATAAATCAACTCAAAAAAGATTATCAGGTAATTGTTAAACCAACACTAGAAGCTGACGACAGTCTTGGTATCTACGCAACTAAGTATGAGGGCAACATGATTGTCTCTCCCGACAAAGATATGCGACAGATACCAGGTAAGTTGTATGACTTTAACGAAACAATAGACATAACACCTGAAGAGGGAGCTAAATGGCATCTAACACAAACTCTTTCTGGAGATAATACAGATGGATACTCAGGCGTACCTGGTATAGGACAAAAACGTGCTGAAAAAATATTTAAAGAGAAAGGTTATACCTGGCAAGCAGTAGTAGAAACTTTTGAAGAAAAAGGAATGACAGAGCAAGACGCATTAATAAATGCACGACTTGCACGGATACTCACCACTAATGATTACGACCATGAAACCAAGCAACCCATCTTATGGACTCCCAGAGCCAATTACAAAGTTGACAACACTACAGGACTTCAAGTTGCGACAGCTTGAGATCTTATTAGAAAAACCAGAGACAAGAAAAGAGGACATCATAACTGTGATGATTGCTCTTCAAGAACAAACATATGTTTTATCAAATTGTTTAGAAAACTTAATTAGAAAATGGCCGAAACCACCAACGACTTTGGACCCACTTACTACAGAAGAGGAACTATCGATGTTTGGGATTTCATCCGAATGCAAGGATTAAATTTCCATCTTGGTAATGTCATCAAATATGTATGCAGAGCAGGCTACAAAGACAACGATATAGAAGATTTAAAAAAAGCAATCCACTACTTACAAAATGAAATTGAATACAGAACCAAGCACGATAGCCAGAACTGGGAGAGTGCAGGCTTGGATAGATAATCCTAACTCCCGTCTACCCGTATCATGCACTGTCTTTGTAGTCGAAGACTCTATGGATGGACCAAATGGAATTGAAGCGAGCTGGAGATTTGTATCACACGCTCTTCGCTATGGAGCAGGCGTTGCGGTTCACCTGTCAAAACTTAGACCAGCGGGAACAGAAACAAATAAAGGACCTGATACTCTCATTGCGTCAGGACCTACATCATTCGGAAAAATATACTCAACATTAAATGAAATTCTTAGGCGTGGGGGGACGTACCGCAACGGTGCTTGCGTTCTCCATCTTGATATTACACATCCCGATATTAATATTTTCATCGAAGCTCCTCGTCAAGATTTACCGTGGGTTAAACGGTGTATCGACATTGGAGGAAAAGAAGACTGGAGTAATACAAAACCTGAAACAAAGGAAGCAATTCTTAGAGGAATTGCAAAAGGAGACATTTGGCTTAACAAAATAAAATATGATAAACAAGGAAACAGAATCTACTCAAACGTCTGTCTTGAAGTTTACTTGCCCTCACGAGGGACTTGCTTGCTACAGCACATCAATCTCGGTGCCTGTCGTATCGGCGACTTACGGCAGAGTTTCCGTGAAGGTATGCAATCTTTGTGCGATCTCCATAGTCGGACAGGCGTTGGAGAATCTGGAGAGTACCTTTCGCCAGTTATCGACAGACAAGTCGGACTCGGAATGCTCGGCCTGGCCAACTTCCTCAAAAACAATAATATAACTTACGCTCAGTTCGGTGATGCATTAGAAGCCATAAACACTGGCACTATTACTGATACACTAGCTGGGTTTGCTGCACGAGAGTTATACATAGGTATTGAGGAGGCAAGCAATGCAGCAAGACAACACAACATGGTGAGGGCATTTGCCATAGCCCCAACTGCATCATGTTCATATAGAAGTAGAGACATAAAAGGTTATACGTGCACTCCTGAAATAGCACCACCTATTGCACGAACAGTCGATAGAGACTCTGGTGAATTTGGAGTGGAAAGAGTGGAATATGGCAACGTAGAGATAGCCAGCGAGGTAGGCTGGGATGTTTATAAAAAGGTAGCAGATCAAATAATGATCATGCTAGATAGAACTGGATTGCTTCATGGCTATAGCTTCAACTCTTGGAGCGACATGGTGACTTACGATGAGGCATTTGTAGACGAGTGGCTGAAAAGTCCACAAACGTCTCTCTATTATTCACTGCAAGTAATGGGTGACGTACAGGACAAATCAGATGCTTACGCTGCACTTGATCAGTCCGATGTTGACGCATACTTGGCAGACATAATGAGTAACAAACCTGAAGATATAGCTTGTGACTGTCAACAATGAACCCCTACGAAAAATTATTAAAAAGAAAAAGAACCTGGACACCAGTCCAAACCACTAGAGGAATATTTAAATATGGAGCAGAGGAAACCATCTACCGTGCTCTTGCAATACGCCATATGGAATTACCAGTTGGCGACTTTATACAAGACTCTCTCTCAGAGATTCCTAAATCATCTAGAGAACTTTTGGAGTCAAACATAAAGGATGAGATCAAACATGATCTTGCTCTTGGATACATCACAAACGTACATGGTGTTAATGAAACCGCAGAGGCTGAAGCCTTGCGTCTTAGAGATGCATGGATGGCTCATCCTGACCACACAGTATTAAAAGCAATGATTATTGAAAGATCAATATTTTTTGTTTTATTGCCATTTTTTAGATTTAACGGAGATGCTGGTTTAGCAACAGTCTCTGCTGATATATCTAGAGATGAGCAAGTACATGTGGCAAGTAATAGTTTGGTCTGTGCAGAGCTAGGTCTTAAACCTAGTCCTTCATTAGACAAGCTTAGAAAAGCAACAATTAATTGGATCATGCAGTCATTAAATATGGAGCATGAAGATCAATATTTGAGCAAAAAATTTTGGTTGGATGCGAGTGATCGTCTTATGTATGAAGGCAAAGCTCCTCAACTAGTAACCACCAAGGCAGCAAGAATGCCTGCATTTTTTGAACATGACAACAGAAATCTCCCTAGCTACGCTTAAGTTACACAACGAGCGTTTAGATAAATTACTGACAAGGCTAGAGGAAAATTTTGGTTGGAAACCAATCCATCCTAAAGAAGACGTACAGACCATCATGTACAGAGCTGGACAAGCCAGCGTTATTGAATATATAAAATCCATTATGGAGGATGAAATCTAATGTGTGCACCAGTCATACCATTAATTAGTGCTATAGGTGGTTTAGCAACAGCCGCCTCATCACTAGGGATACTAGGAGGAAATAGAAATAGACAGAGTCAACCATCAAGAGTAATGACTCCACCTCCTTCAGTACAAAGTCCAGGACCAGCTGCATCAGCTGCTGGCGATGACGAAAAAATTAAAAAGGTTGATGAATCAATTAAGATTCAACAGAATGCAAAACAGAAAAGAGATAAGCAAACTACAAAGAAAGGATTAGGTGCTTTAGGAGCAGCACCAGCTGTGAACACTGGCATGGATAGTACACCAGCTGGAGGAGTTAATACAGGCACATGATAACGGCAAGACAAAGGTACACTCAGCTGACACATGATCGAACCCAGTTCCTAGATACAGCAGTTGATTGTAGTGAACTTACTTTGCCTTATCTTATAAAAGACGAAACAGATGGACCATATCATAAAAGGTTAATAACACCCTGGCAAAGCGTGGGAGCCTCTGCGGTTGTAAATTTAGCCGCAAAACTTTCCCTTGCTCTTCTACCACCACAAACTAGCTTCTTTAAATTACAAGTAAGAGATGACAAGTTAGGGGTAGATTTACCAGCAGAAGTTAGAAGTGAACTAGATCTTTCTTTTTCAAAGATGGAAAGAATGATCATGGATTATATCAATGCTTCTACTGACAGAGTTGTATTGAACCAGGCTTTAAAACATTTGATTGTGTCTGGAAACGCATTAATATTTATGGGCAAAGATGGTCTCAAACATTATCCCCTTAACCGTTTCGTTGTTAATAGAGACGGAAACGGGAACGTGTTAGAGATTTTGACAAAGGAACTGATTAGTCGTCAGGTTCTTCCAGGAGACTTAGAAGAACCAAAACAACCTAATACAGGTATAGATGAGACGAAGTCTTACGATGATGATGTAGAAGTATTTACTTATGTTCGATTAGAGAATGGTAGATGGGTTTGGCATCAAGAAGTATTTGACAAAATTATAGAAGGCAGTAGAAGTAGTGCACCAAAGAATGCAAACGCATGGCTGGTGTGTCGCTTTAATTCTGTAGATGGAGAAGATTACGGACGTGGAAGAGTAGAAGAGTTTCTTGGTGACTTTAAATCTTTAGAAGGTTTATCTCAAGCACTAACGGAAGGCAGCTCAGCGGCTGCGAAGGTCGTTTTTCTAGTCAGTCCCTCTTCAACCACGAAGCCAAAAACCCTTGCAGAGGCTGGAAATGGAGCAATCGTGCAGGGCAGGGCAGAAGATGTACAAGTCGTCCAAGTGGGCAAGACAGCAGATTTTCGCACTGCATCTGAAATGATTTCTAATTTAGAAAGAAGAATAAATGAAGCTTTCTTAAAAGTACAGATACGACAAAGTGAAAGAACCACTGCTGAAGAGGTACGCCTCACACAGTTGGAACTTGAGAAACAGCTTGGCGGACTATTCAGCCAGCTCACGGATGAGTTCCTCCGACCATATCTCTCTAGAACTTTACATATACTTCAGAGAAATAATGAGATTCCTAAAATCCCTAAAGATCTTGTACGTCCGCAAATTGTTGCTGGTGTAAATGCTTTAGGAAGAGGACAGGATAGAGATAGCTTGACTCAATTTGTCACAGTGTTGGCTCAAACAATGGGACCAGAAGCTTTGATGAAATTTATAGAACCAAGTGAATATATAAAACGTCTTGCAGCTGCACAAGGTATAGACGTATTGAATCTTGTTAAGACTAAACAACAGTTACAACAAGAGATGCAGCAACAACAACAACTGGCTCAAGCTCAAGAAATGACTAAACAAGTAGGACAACTTGCTAGTGCACCAATTATGGACCCAAGTAAGAACCCTGCAATGTTAGAAGAATCTGAGGAGACAGAAGAACCACCAATGGAAGAATAAAATGGCAGAAACTTTAACAGTAAATGATACTCCTAATGCTGAAGGCTTAACACCTGAAGAGCAAGATTCTCTACAAGTCGGTGAGCAGATGGCTGAACAGCAAGGTGAATTACTTGCTGGTAAATATAAAAATGCTGAAGATCTAGAAAATGCATATCTAGAACTACAAAAAAAATTAGGAGACAATGATGGCGTACAAGAAGAAGGGCGGAACGAAACCCAAGAAGTAGAAGAAGAACCTACTGAAATTGAAATGTACAAAGAAGACGGAAACGTAAATTATGAATCCGTCAAAGAACATTACGGTGAAACTTTAAGTAATCTATTTCAACAAAAAGGTGTAGACCCATATAGAATTGCTGATCATTTTTATAAAAATAATGGTCAGATTACACCAGAGATGCATGACCAATTAACTGGAGCTGGTATAGCTAAAGAAGCTGTAGATGCATATTTAGCTGGACGAGCGAAAGATATGGGTATGAATGCAGCTGTATCACAAACTGATATAAATTCAATTTATGAATCAGTTGGTGGAGAAGCTAAATATAAAAACTTAATGAGTTGGGCAAGTAATAACTTATCAGAGGATGCTATAAAATCTTTTGATAATTTAGTTAATACTGGTGATCCTGGTTCTATACAGTTAGCAGTCGATGGTTTACAAGCAAAGTACAACGATGTAAATGGTTACGAAGGAAGAATGCTACAAGGCAAACCTAGTAAAACAAACACAGATGTATTCCAGAGTCAGGCTCAACTAATAGAAGCTATGAGTGATAAGAGATATGATCGTGACCCTGCATATAGAAAAGCAGTAGTAGAAAAACTTGAAAGATCTGACATAGATTTCTAATGAAAAAATTAAGAGAAAAAGTTTTAGGAAAAATTAAAAAAAGAATTACAAATAAAAAAAATGTATCACCAGCCTCTAGGTATACGAGAGCTGTAGATGCGAGAAATAAAGCAATACAAGATGCATTTGGAGGTAATTTTTAATGGAATACACAACACTTAGAGAACCAACAAAGCCACCAAAAGGTGTGCAACCAAACAAAAAAGTCAAATGTCCATCTGGTTTTTATTTTGATAAAGACAAAGGCAGATGTGTACAAGCTGGCGTAGGACCTGAATTTAAACCATAGAACAATGACAAATCACAACCACGATAATGACAGATGGCATGTAGCTGAAGAGCTAAATGGTCGTCTTGCAATGATAGGAGTAATAGCTGCTATTGGAGCATACGTTTTTACAGGACAAATAATTCCAGGAATTTTATAAATGCCTTATTCAAAGTATTCAGCTAAACAAAAAGGATTAGCTTCTTTAGCTGGCAACAAGAAAAAAATCGGTGCAGACGATTTAGCAAAACTTAGAGCAATGAAGTCTAATGGCAAAAAACGTAAGCCTAAAAATAGGAAAGCATAAGAGTAGAAAAGGCGGCTTAACAAAAGCTGGTCGAGAAAAAATAAATCGTGAAACAGGATCTAACCTCAAGGCTCCACAGCCTGGTGGTGGTCCAAGAAAAAAATCTTACTGTGCGAGAAGTGCAGGTCAAATGAAAAAATTTCCAAAGGCTGCTAAAGATCCAAACAGCAGACTAAGGAAAGCTAGAAGAAGGTGGAAATGCTAATGGCACACAAAGGAAAAGGCTCCTGTAAAGGAGGAATGAAAAAAGGAGGAAAGAAGTATGGTCGCTAAACGTGGACTCTATGCAAACATTCATGCAAAGAGAAAAAGAATAGCTGCTGGATCAGGAGAAAAAATGAGAAAGCCTGGTACAGCTGGAGCACCAACTGCTGCAAACTTCAAGAGAGCAGCAAAAACTGCAAAGAAGAAAAAGAAATGACAGAGAATGTAAGACACTGGCAGTCAACAACTACAGGAAGAAAAAATATTCCAATAGTTGAAGAAAAACCAGTAAAAAAAACTAAAAAAAAATAATAACATTGCTCCCATGCGAGGTCGGCTCTGGCTGATGGGAGCATTACAACCTCATTTTATTTACACATATTTTTATTACACATGGCTGCAATCTCATTTAATAGAGAAACAACCAATAAGTGGCAAGAGTTATGTAAGTGGGTTACATCAACAGACAACAGATTATATGTTGGATGGTTTGGTGTTCTTATGATCCCTGCATTACTTACAGCTGCAACCTGTTTTATTATCGCCTTTATAGCTGCTCCTCCTGTTGACATAGATGGGATTCGTGAACCAGTTTCTGGCTCTCTACTCTATGGAAACAACATCATATCAGGAGCAATCGTCCCATCATCAAACGCAATCGGTTTGCACTTCTATCCAATCTGGGAAGCGGGAACTGTCGATGAATGGCTCTACAACGGAGGACCTTACCAGTTGGTTATCTTCCACTTCCTTATCGGTATCTCAGCTTACATGGGACGACAGTGGGAACTTAGTTACAGATTAGGTATGAGACCCTGGATAGCAGTAGCTTATTCTGCACCAGTGTCAGCAGCATTTGCTGTATTTCTTGTCTACCCTTTCGGTCAAGGGAGTTTCAGTGATGGTATGCCTCTTGGTATTTCTGGTACTTTTAATTTTATGTTTGTGTTTCAGGCAGAACATAATATCCTTATGCATCCTTTCCACATGCTCGGTGTTATTGGGGTATTCGGTGGTGCTCTTGCCGCTGCTATGCATGGAAGTCTTGTTACTTCTTCTCTTATCAAAGAGACAACTGCTACTGAATCTCAAAACTATGGTTATAAATTTGGACAGGAAGAGGAGACATATAACATCGTTGCAGCCCACGGCTACTTCGGACGTTTACTTTTCCAATATGCAAGTTTTAACAATTCTCGCTCTTTACACTTCTTTTTGGCTGTTCTCCCCGTGGTTGGCATATGGTTTACCTCTATGGGCATAGCGACTATGGCATTCAACCTAAATGGATTTAACTTTAACCAGTCAATTGTTGACGCAAACGGTAAAGTTATACCTACTTGGGCTGACGTAGTTAACAGACAAAACTTAGGTTTCGAAGTTATGCATGAGCGTAATGCACATAACTTCCCATTAGATTTAGCATAGTAATAGCCACGTCCGTTCATCCCTAACGGGACGCATGACTCCAAAGCATGGAACGGGGCTTTGGTATATGGAGATGACACATGAAAGTTACTTTCGTATATCGTGGCGTTGCTTACACAAGAGTAATCAAGTAAGTGATCTGGGAGGTGCAAGTCCTCCCTACTCAATTTGGCTTTTGACCCTTACGAGGATACTCATCAGCCGTCATGACGGTGGGATAGACCACGCAATAAGAAGAGTCGCATAAGACTCGCAACTTTTCGTACGACAAGACAAGTAAATATACTTTTAATTTTAAACTTAAAATGGCTAATGCTAATCAAGTTGCTTTAGGTAGAAGTAATCTATCTACAGGCACAGGTTATGGTGGTGCAAATGATAAGTATGCACTTTACCTTCGCTTGTTCTCTGGAGAAATGTTTAAAGGCTTCCAGCATGAAACAATTGCTAGAGATCTTGTAACTAAGAGAACATTAAAGAACGGCAAATCATTGCAGTTCATCTATACAGGTCGCATGACCAGTTCCTTCCATAGTCCAGGAACCCCAATATTGGGTAACAGTGACAAGGCTCCTCCAGTTGCAGAAAAGACCATCGTAATGGATGATCTACTAATCAGTTCTGCATTCGTTTATGACCTAGATGAGACACTTGCTCACTACGAATTAAGAGGAGAAATATCTAGAAAGATCGGATATGCTCTTGCTGAAAAATATGACAGATTAATCTTCCGTTCAATTACACGAGGAGCTAGATCTGCATCTCCAGTATCTGCTACAAACTTTGCAGAGCCTGGTGGAACACAAATCAGAGTTGGATCTACAACTAACGATTCTGATGCTTATAACGCTACAAACCTTATCAACGCATTCTACGATGCAGCAGCTGCTCTTGACGAAAAAGGAGTCAGTTCTGACGGAAGATGTGCGGTGTTAAACCCAAGACAATACTACTCTTTGATCCAAAACATTGGTTCAAACGGTCTAGTAAATAGAGACGTTCAGGGTGATGCACTACAAGGTGGAACAGGCGTTATCGAAATCGCTGGAATCCACATCTACAAATCTATGAATATTCCATTCTTAGGTAAGTATGGTGTTGCTTACGGCGGTACAACAGGTGAGGTTTCTCCTGGAAATCTTGGTGACCACATTGGACCTACACCTGAGAATGCTAACGCTACTGGTGGAGTTAACAACGACTACGGTACTAACGCTGAGTTAGGTGCTAAGTCTTGTGGACTTATCTTCCAAAAGGAAGCTGCTGGTGTTGTTGAAGCAATCGGACCACAAGTACAAGTCACAAACGGTGATGTTTCTGTAAGTTAAATTGCAGCTTTAATTAGTAATAATTATCGAATAATCGGATGAATTGCTGGAAGCCTAAGTCGAAAGATAAGGTAATCAGCAGCCAAGCCCTTCACGCTTGAAGGGAAGGTTCAGAGACTACATGGTGTACTAAGCGTAGTACGTAATACATGAAAAGCGTCCGACTTCCTAATAGGAAGATGATATAGTCCGTGCCATATTGAAAGATATGGATTACACGAATCTACCAAGGTGATGTGATCTTAGGTCGCATGGCTATGGGTGCAGACTACTTAAACCCAGCTGCTGCTGTTGAATTGTACGTTGGTGCTTCTGCTCCTTCTGCATTCTAATTTTTATATTCTTACGGGGTCTTCGGACCCCCTTTTTATTTATATGACAACTCCCACAACAATAGATACCGAGACAGAACTCTCCGCAGTAAATACGATTCTGGGAGCTATCGGTCAATCTCCAGTAACAACTTTAGGAACAATAACTACAAACGTAACTAATACTGCTGATGAAGTTGCAAACACTTTTGCAAACCCTGAAATAGCACTTATATACCAAATACTAAAAGAGTGTAATAGTGATATTCAAAATGAAGGTTGGTCTTTTAACAGAGAGGATCATGTTAAGTTCAGCCCAGATGCAACAACAAAACATATCACAATACCTACAAATGTATTGCGTATAGATTCAGAAAACCCAGAAGATAAAACTATAGATCCTGTTAGACGTAACGGAAAATTATATGACAAGGTAAATCATACTTATGAATTTGATGACGATATTTTATTGAATGTTGTTTACCTTTTTGAGTATGAAGATTTACCTTCAATATTTAAAAGATACATAACCTATAAAGCAGCTGGCAGAGCAGCAACACAAATGATTACTAACACACAGTTAGTACAGCTAATTGCTACTCAAGAACAAATGGCTAGAGCTTCATGTATGGAATACGAATGTAATCAAGGCGATTACAACATGCTTGGTTTTCCTCATAACACAAATTATTCAACCTATAAACCATTCAAAGGATTACAGCGATAATGGCAACAGTAACTCAACAAGTACCAAACTATGTATTAGGAATATCAGAACAGCCAGATGAATTGAAACTACCTGGACAAGTTAAAGACTTAGTGAATGCCATACCAGATGTAACTCTAGGCTGTATTAAAAGACCTGGTAGTAAACTAATAAAAAAAATAACAACAAATAGTGGAACTCTAAGTTGGTTTCATATTTACAATGATCAAGATAATCAATATATCGGATGTGTTAATACATCAGGTCAATTTCAAATATGGAGAACTAGAGATGGTTTTTCTTATCATGATAATAATGGTCAAGGTACAAACCTTATAGACTATTCCAACGTAACAGGAACTAATGCAGCTACATATCTTACTGGCTGGACTGATGAAACTGAAATACAAGCACTGACATTAAACGAACAAACATTCTTTACTAATAGAACTAAAACTACTGCGATGAAATCAGGAGCTTCTGATAAGTCTCCAGCATTAGTAAATGAAGCAATAATTGAAATAAAAACAGTATCTTACGGTAAGCAATACGCATTAAATATTTATGATCCAACAAATCCTGGAACTCCAATAACAGAAACCAGAGCAACAGCCATTGCAGCAGATAAAAATTTTACTGAAGCTGTTGGTAATTTAAATGATGGAACGTGTAGAGCGATGGGTAGAGAAGTTATAAATGTAGTAGACGGAACAGTTAACGGACCTACAGCTGGAAGTTCAAATTCTAATGCAAATGCTGGTAACACAAATCTTAGATACGAACTTGATGTCAGATGTACACCTGTAGTAGATCCAAACAATATAGGAACTGCATCAAGTGGACCTCAATATAATGATGCCTATACAGTATCTGCAAAATTACAATTTGGTGGAGAAGGTTGGGAAACTAATGATAGACATTACTATGTTACTGAAAAAAATGGTACAGGATTTATTGACATAACAAATCACGTTACTATAAAAAGTTCTGCAAATATTGCTGCTGTTCGACCACCAGCTACCTCTTCTAGTGCGGATGAAGCTGTTACTTCTGCTGGAATATTAGGTGGTATGAAAACTGCTTTAGATGCTATTTCTGGAACAGGAATTACGGCAACAATCACTGGAAATTGTTTACATCTTATAAGAAGTACACCTTTTGCTGTCAGCACTCCTGAGCCACAGTTAATGAATATCGTTACTAATGAAGCAAACACAATAGCTGAATTACCATCTAATTGCAGACATAATTATGTAGTGAAGATTGTTAATAGTGGTGATGATGATGATGACTTTTTTTTAAAATTTAAACAATCAAACGCTGGAACTAGTGGTAACTTTTTTGGTGAAGGTGTATGGGAAGAATGTCCAGCACCTGGTATCGAGATAGAAATAGATAAAACTACTATGCCTATTAAGATTGTTAGAGAGTTGCCAGGCAATGTTTATCCACAAGGAAGATTCTTAGTACAAGAAATAGATTACACAAAACGTGATGTAGGAGATGACAACACAAACCCAGTGCCTAGTTTTATAGGAAGCACGTTAGAAAAAATGCTTTTCTTTAGAAATAGATTAGTTGTCCTTAGTAAAGGTAATGTAATTCTTTCTAAAACTAACGATTTTTTTAATTTCTTTAGTACTACAGCTATGTCGGAATCGACTGCTGATCCTATAGATATCCAGGCTAGTTCAACTTTCCCAACTACTTTACATGATGGAATAGAAGTTAACTCAGGACTTTTATTATTTAGTTCAAATCAACAGTTTATGTTAACTACAGATAGTGATGCTTTAACACCTTCTACAGCAAAAATAAATTATCTTTGTTCTTATAATTACAACCCGAAAACTATACCTTTTTCATTAGGTACAACATCAGGTTTTATAAACAGCACAGGTAAGAATTCAAGAATCTTTGAGATGGCTGATGTAAGACGTGAGGGTGAACCAACTGTTTTAGAACAGAGTAAACTTGTTTCTAAAAAATTACCCATTAATATAAATAAACCAACTACATCTAAAGAAAATAGTCTTTTACTTTTAGGATCTAAATATTATGGAACTAACTCACCTACTAACGAAGTATGGGGTTTTAGATTTTACAATAATGGAGAAAAACGAGTTCAATCAGCATGGTTTAGGTGGTTGTTATCGGGTGACTTAATTCACCATGTAATATTAGACGATGTTTATTATGTTGTCGTAGCAAGTCAAGGTGAAACAATAATAGAAGCTTTTGATGTTAAAAAACAAGATGACACTACATTAATAGGTGTCGAAGATTATCCAATACACCTTGATAGACATAGTCAGTTATCAGCATTATCTTCTGGTTCATATAGTGCTACAACAAAGAAAACAACTTTTGCAAAACCTACAGGCTATGCAAGCACTGCACAGTTAGCTGTTTACAACAATAATTCTGGTGATGATATTGGAAGATTTGCAAAGGCAAATATTGTGTCAGGTACACAGAATTTAGAAGTAGATGGTGATTGGACAGGAACTACATTAATGTTGGGTTATTTGTATGATTGGTCATTAAAATTACCTACAATTTTTGTTACTAAAGCAGCTGGTGAAAAAACTAGATCAGATACAAGATCTTCATTAGTGATACATAGGTTACATTTTGCTTTTGGTGAAATTGGCAATATTGATACAGTTATAAAAAGAAAAGGTAGAGTTGACTATACAACTAATTTTAATGCTGCTGAAATAGATTCTATAAAAGCAAATGAGCTACCTATAGTAGAAGAGTTTATTCAAACAATACCGATATACGAAAGAAATACAAATTTAGATATAGAAATTAAATCAACACATCCTTCACCAGCAACATTATTTTCTATGAACTGGGAGGGTGATTTCAACTCAAGATATTATAGACGTGTCTAAAGTAACTATCCATCCAGCTACAAAAGCAGTAGCTTTAGATGTTGCAAGAAACTTACGTTCAGACGATTACAGAGAATTAGTAGAGGGTCATGGATTAACACCTGTTGTTCATGTTCCTCTTTTTTTAAATTCTGGAGACAATATTTATTTCACTATGCCAAACGGCAAGACTGCTGGATTGGCTGGCGTTTATCCAGACGGACGTATCTGGATGATATGTACAGATGTTATCCATGACTATCCTTTTTCATTTTCAAGAAATGCTAAACGATGGATAGATAAACGTACTGAACCTTTGTTGTGGAATATATGCGACAAACGCAACACAACACACCTAAAACTTTTAAAGTTTTTGGGCTTTAAATTTCTACGAGAAGTTTTACATGGTCCAAACTTATTACCATTTATCGAATTTTGTAAAATACCATGTGTTCAGGAATAGGAGGAGGGGGCGGCATGTCCCCTGGAATGGGTGCTGGTCTCGGATTTGGATTAGATGTTCTTGGAGCATTTGGACAATATGGAGAACAGCGAAGACAAACTAGAGAAGCAAACAGATCAATAGCACTCCAGAATCAATTAGCTATTAATGCTTACAATACAAAGAATCGTAATGAAGAAAATATATGGCGTAACAGTAAAATAGATAGTGATATTGAAGTTGATAATAAGTGGCGTGAAACACAAGATGCATTAGCTGAAGCACAACTAAAAGCAAGACAAGCTGCTGGTCAAGCCGCTATGTCACAACAACGTATTCTTGCCAAGATGTTAACTACTGGAGGTAGAGAACAGGTTGGTAGAAGATCAGGTAGAAAAGGAATTGCTGAATTAGGTCAACAACTAGCTGCTGCTGGAGCACAAGCTGCATTTGCTAAAGAAAGCGAAATATTATTTAGAGATAAAGCTGGTAGAAATATGGCTGCATTTGCTCAAGGTAAATACGTAGAGTATATAACTGGTAGACCTAGTCCTGAAGCACCACCATTACTACAAGAATTTAAACAAGGTCCAAGTTTCTTTAATACAGCATTATCTATTGCTAGTTCTGGTCTGAATAGATATCAACAATATCAAGATAAAAAAGCACCACAAGTAACACAAAGTGGTAATCCATACGAATTTACACCACCAGGAACTGGACAAAATCAGATGCCATCCTTTGCTGATACATACAATTCAGGAGCCAGTTTGCAGACTATGGAAGTACCACGATTTGAAACACCTACATTACAAAATAATCCATTTTTGCAGCAAGAACTAGATGATTATGTTTCCACAAAAACAGCATTTAATTCAGGTGAAAGTCTTAACTTTGGTGTACAAAATACATTTCTATAACTATGTCATATAAAGAAGTACTTAGAGGACTGACTTCTGGTGAACAGAATAACGCTAATAGATTTAGACAATTTGAATCTATACGTTTAGCTGAAGATCGTGAAAGAGGTCGTGAAAGATTAAAAGCTATTTCTCAATTTTCAGTAACACTTGATGGTTTTATAAAAAGTAAAGTTGATAAACAAATTGAGGAAGATAAGCTAAAAGGCAAGCTTGCAGCTATAGAACAAGACATGGAGTCTCGTGAAGTTACAGGCAAATCATTAATATCTCAAGAAGAAATTTTTGATTATGATGCGAACAAACAAACACTATTAGATAGTAAAAAAAAATTAAATACTGTAGCTAATGATGTTTTAGAAGAAGGTGGATCTTTTCAGCAAGCTGATGAAATAAGTAATTTATCTGGTTGGGCACTATATAGTTTTGTACAACAGAAATCTAAGATTGCAGCTGATGGTTACGAAGATTGGTTGAAAGGTGAAATGCAGAATAATGACAGCATTGAACTAGAAGCTAACGGTACAACATTTACACCTTCTACAGCTGAAACATTAGATCAAAGAAATATTGCATTAAAAGCTTTAAGAAGACAATACCTAATAGAACAAAATCTTACTGATGTAAACAGAGCATTATTAGATGATCAAGAAGTTGGATTTTACGATAAAGTTCAAAATGCTCATAGCACAATAATGAAGGGTTATGAGAAAGATGATGCTATAGAAAAAAGTTTTACTATTAGAACAAATGCAATAAATGAATTTGCAATTGATAAAGATTTTGAATCATTATTAGGAACTATAAAAAGAACTGTTGATGATA